AGGTGCTGGGCGTGCGCACCCGGGCAACCCGGGACGTGGTGGTGCAGGCGCGCGTTCTCGGCACCCCCGGAGTGACCGATCTGGCGCAATATTTCTCCACCACCGACCCCAATGCGCGGCAATGGATCGCCGCGCTCTCGCTGGACACGGTGTATGGCCCGGTGGCGCTGGTGGCGGCGAAGCTGCCGGGCATCGTGCCGCCGTTACCGACGGCGCCGGCGGCGGTCTCACAGACGGCCGCGACCGGGCTCGGCGTGCTGGGTGGCACCGCGATCGGCAATACCCCGGCCGATCTGACCCAGGGGCCACAAGCCGACGTCACGGACTTCCAGATCCAGACCCTCGCTGCCGGGAGCTACTAATGCCGCTGGCAATCCTCAAGCCGCTGCCACCGAGCCGGGTGGTCCAGGCGCGCGAGCGGCCACGTGCCGCCCCTGCGGTGGCGCTACGCGCCGTCCAGCCGCGCCACCACATAACCCCACCGCCTGCCGTGGTGGTGCCGCCACGCCCTACCAGGGCCCGACGGACGATCCCGTTGGCGCCGGTCGAGCGGCCAGCGCCGCTGCTGCGTCTGCTGGCGCCTCCGGCACCCGCGCCGGTCCGCCTCGTGCTGCGGGCGCCCGCGCCGGCGCCACCGGCGCCAGCCGCCTTGGCCACGGTGCAGATGGCGATCGCGGTGGGCATCCAGGGCGGTGGCGGCACCCGCGTCATCAATGTGCCCGCCGATCTGACGCAGCCCGGGCTGGTCAACATCACGCAGTTTCGCGTCGCCCTTACGGCCGGGAGTTGGTGAATGTCAGGAACCGTCTCACCCACCTCCGCCTACGTCGATGCGACCGGCATCCACGCACCCACCTTCAGCATCATTCAGCAGTATCTGATCGGGCAATTCCAAGCGATCCACGGCGCCGACATCGTGGTCTCGAACGACAGCCAGGACGGCCAGATGATCGGCGTGTTCGCCGCCGCGCTCAACGACACCAATGCGGCCTGTGTCGCGGTCTACAATTCGTTCAGCCCGAGCACCGCGCAGGGCGTCGGGCTGAGCTCGATGGTGAAGATCAACGGGCTGGCCCGACACGTGCCGTCCAACTCAACCGCGGCGCTCTATCTGGTCGGAGAGGCGGGCACGGTGATCACCAACGGCATCGTGCAGGATCCGGCCAGCAACAACTGGCGGCTGCCGGCCAGCGTGACGATCCCGCCCAGCGGCGACATCACCGTCACCGCAACCTGTCAGACATTGGGCGCGGTCTCCGCAGCGCCCGGCGACATCGCGCATATCTACACCGTGACGTTGGGCTGGCAGACAGCCACCAACCCGGCAGCCGCGACGCCCGGCGCGCCGGTGGAGAGCGATCTCTTGCTGCGTATTCGCCAAGCGGTGTCCACGGCGCTGCCGGCGCTGTCGGTGCTGTCCGGTATGATCGGCGCGGTGGCCGGGCTGCCGGGCGTGACGGCGGTCAAGGGTTATGAGAACGACACCAACACCGACTACTCGCCACCCAACCCGCCACCACCGGCCAACCTTGCCGAGGGACCGTTGCCACCGCACAGCATCAGTCTCGTGGTGCAGGGTGGCGACGCGATTCAAATCTGCCAGACCATCCTGCTGAAGAAGACGCCCGGCTGCTACACCTACGGCAGCACCCGCGAGACGGTCGATGATGTGTATGGGCTGCCGCACGACATCGGGTTCTTTATCCCGAGCGTGGTGACGATCGGCGTGCACATCACGCTGAAAGCGTTGGCGGGATATTCCACCATCATTGGCGCGGCGATCTCGCAATCGGTCAGCGATTACATCAACGCGCTCGGATCCGGCGAAAGCGTAGTTTACAGCAAGCTGTGGATGCCGGCCAATCTGTGCACGGAGTCTGGCGCTCCGATTGGTGCTACCGGCACTTACGATATCATCGCCATGGCGATCGGCACGCCGCCGGACAATGTCGGGTTTGCCGGCTACGGCACCACCAACATCGCGATCAGCATTTTTCAGATGGCGAGCTGTCTGCCGAGTAACGTGATTATCACGGTCAGCCCGTGACCCTCGCTGACTACATCGGTCTGATCACCTCGTGGCATTCCGACAAGCCTAAATTCGTCAACACGGTGGCCGCGCTGGTGCAGCCGCTGGTCGACGCCCAGGACATGCTGGCCAAGCTAACGGCAGATTTCGATCTGGACACCGCGGTCGGCGTGCAACTCGATCAGGTCGGGCAATGGATCGGCCGCACCCGCTACATCCAGGCGCCGATCAAGGGCGTGTTCTTTTCCTTCAACGACGGCGCCGGCCCGCGCACCGGGTTCAATCAGGGCATCTGGCTGGGCGCATACGATCCGATCGAGGGCATCATCGCCCTGGATGATGACACCTATCGCGCCGTGCTGAAGCTGCTGGCAATTGCCAATCAGTGGGATGGCACGGTGCCGAGTATCGCCGATGATCTGGACCGCGTGTTCCCTGGCACCGTCATCCAGGACCTGGGCGACACGCCACCCGGTCGCATGGCGATGGACGTGCTGATCCCCGGCGTGCTGATCAATTCGCTCCTGCTGTCGGTGCTGGAACAGGACTTCCCGGTGAAGCCTGCCGGTGTGCATGTCAATTTCATCGAGTCCACGGTGTCCACGCAGCAGATTTTTGCTTTCAACGTGGACGGAGCAGCCGGCGGGCCATTGGGTGGCTTCAATCAGGGAGCGTGGGGCGTCATCGTTTTGACGACATAAACAAGGGGACACGCCAACCATGGCAACCAATGACTTCCTGACCTTCGCTGGTGATCCGGCGGCGGATGTGCTGCCGCAGTCGCAATACCTTGCGAGCAGCTTCACCGCGCGTCTGCTTGGGTTCTCTACCGGCACCGCGCTGTCGATCCAGCTCAACAAAGTCTGGCGGCAGGCGTCGCTGATCAGTCACATGATCGGCCAGTTTACCATCGATGAAGTCAACCAGGACATGCTGGATGACGGCACGCCCGCTGGCCTGACGGCATTGGAAACGCATTTCCGCGCGGCCATCACCCACGTCGCACAAAGCGCAGTTGGCACCGGCTATCTGCCGCTCACCGGCGGCACCCTCTCCGGGCCGCTGGCCGTGAATGCACCCAACTTCGCGATCAATGCACCGGCTGGTCAGTTTGCGGCGATCAATATGTCGCGCCAAGCCGGGTTCGGTAATCAGCTTCTCGGTTACACCGGGGCCAATCTACGTTGGGGCGTGTCACCGGGCGACCAGTCTCCCGAGCAGGGCGGCAATACCGGCTCTAATTTTGACATTTCCAGCTACACCGATCAGGGCGCATTTCTCGATGTGCCGCTCTCCATCAACCGCGCCACGGGCGTGGTGAACTTCAGCCACGGGCCAACCGTCAATGGCGCGAACCTGCCCTACGTGCGGGTGAGCGGCGACGTGATGAGCGGACCGCTCGGCGTCGGTAGCACCGGCATTTCCTACAACGGTTTCGGCGGCTACTGGGCAGCACATCACATCGCGTTCGGCTGGGACGGCACCTGGGTGAATATGGCGGTCGATGGCACCTTCATAGGTTCGATTGCCACGACAGCCTGGGCGAATAGTCTCGTCGGCAACTACCTGCCGCTCGGCGGTGGCGTTTTAACCGGCCAACTGGATGTCCACGCGCAGATCATTGCGGGTAGCACTCTGTGGGCGCGCTCCACTGTGGTGTTTTCCAATCTCAGTGACTTCGCCAACTTCTACGACGGCCGCTACCGCTACCGGCAATGGGCGGGCAGTTGGTATGACGCTTGGGACGGCCAGACCGGGTTGCGCGCCTGGGCGGCACCCGGCGCCTGGATCATGACGCTGGATGGCGCCGGTGCTTTGTCGATCAATGGCCGCTTCGCCACCAACGGCGGTCGCATTCTCAGTCTCAGCAACGGCGCACCGAGCGTATGCTGTTTTTGGACCGGCGGCGGTGGTGTTGCCAAAGGCATGTGGGTCGATGGCAGCGGTTTGTGGCTCGGCCAGATGGATGGCGGCGGCAACCCGACGCGTGCCGACATGCTGTATGATAACAATGGCTACCTGACGGTCTACGGCTCCGAGTCGATCAACGGCAGCCTGTGGGTCGGCGGTCAGGTTGCTGCGGCCGGATCAATGGTAACCAACTATTTCGTCTGCAATGGCAATGTCGGTGTCGGCGGCAACCTCGCGGTCAACGGCAACATTACTTCCGGCAACGGCACGGTCAGCGCCCCCACCATATCGGCCAACGGTTATTCATGGGCCAATGATCGCTTCATCTGTAAATCCGGCTATCCCGCCTACGTCTTGTGGAACAGCGTGCAGGGCTTGGCGGGTGTCGTATTTATCGAGGTAGGCGGTTGGCATTGGTGTGCCTCGGATGCGCTCGGTAACAACCCAGCTGCCGCCCTGATGACACTCAACTGGGGCGGGCAACTCTTTACCTCCAGCGGCAATGTCGGCTCCGACGCCAGACTGAAACACAACATTGAGACATCAAAACAATTCGACAGCCTCACGGCGGTGCGCGCGCTGGTGTCGAAGGCGTTCAATTGGAACAGCGACAACCGCCATCAGCCGTTCGGCTTCATCGCGCAAGAGGTGCGCCAGCAACTGGCGGACGTCGTCACTGTCAATGAAGGCACCGACTATATCGATCTGATGGCGCTGCTGACCCACGCCATCCGCGCCATTCAACAACTCGCCGATCGTATCGAAGGGAAAGCAGCATGAGCGACGACGTCGAGGTCAACCCTGGCACGTCGGTGCCGACGCCACCGACCCAACCACCTGACACCAGCCTGTTTCCACAAGCTCACCCGATCATTGAACACGCATGGCAGCCAGAGGTGGTGCTGCCGACCCCGGTGGAGCCGACGTTGCCCACGGCCGCGCCGGTGGTCGTTTACGAGCCGCATCTATCGCAAAGTGCCAATCTGTTAAATTGCACGATGGGCATTTGGGATAACGAACCCAACGGCTTCACCTACCAATGGCAGCGCGACGGCATCGCCGTGCCGATGCTCGGGCCAATCTTTCTCGTCATGGCAGCCGATGAAGGCCAGACGTTCACCTGTAGCGTGACGGCGGCCAACCTCGCTGGTTCCGCCTCGGCAACGTCGAATGCCGTCGTTGCCACCTACACCCCACCAACATAGGAGACGCACATGCCTAAAGAGCCGGAAATCACTTGGACGCTGACCATGCCGCAGGCCAACCAGATCATGGGCACGTTGGCCAAACAACCGTTCGGCGAGGTCGCTGAACTGATCGCCGAATTGCAAAAGCAAGCGCAGGCGCAGTTGCAGGGCCAGCAGATGCCGCCAATGCACAGCACGCCATCCAAGATGGACGGCGAGGCGCGGGTGCAATGAGTTCGCAGCGGATGACCGTGCAGGTTGCCGCGGTCCAGTTCGGCGACGAATGGCTCGGCTCCACGGTCACCGGCATCGCCAATTCGTGGCGGCCGGAGAACATGGACATCACGCTCTATGATCCCGCCGCGCAGCAGAGCCGCACCGTCACCATCAACCGCAACCAATGGTTTGCCGTGATCCGCGACGTGTGACAGGCTGCGTCGTCGTTGAGAGCATGAAGACATCCTCGCCCCCGGCGCCTCGCGCGTCGGGGGTTTTTTTATT